GGGTTTGTCACTTCTACAACATTGGCACTAAGTATCACTTCGACAATGAAGTCGATGCTAGTGCTTACGGTAATAACGCCGGCTTTCAATTCTCTGTTTACTTCGAGGAGTAAATAAATGCGTGAAGCGATTGTCACTGAAGATTACGTTGACATTGATGTGTGCTACGGGGACTATGACGGTCATGTGACTCGTAAGAGTTACGAAGTTGTGTTCTTTGTTAGCGGTGACGAAGATCCTATTGATCGCCACTATTACAAAACAGAAGAATTTGCAAAAAATGCTGCTTCTCTGTTTGAACGTGGTCTTTATTACATTGGCCAGTATGGCGGTGTAGAATTTGAGGAATGCTAAATGGCTAAAGCGGTTACTAAATCACTTACTCCCCGTAAAAAGAAAACAGTACGAGCTTCTCGGCGTGTCACTGGTATGGCAGCAATGCCCACAGGTGATTTCCAAAAAGCAAAATTCTACGTTCATTACGAAGTAGAAAGTCGTGAATGGGGCGTGGCTGTTAAAGCCTATGTCAAAAAATTCATGTCTAAGCAAGATCAGGCGGCTATTAATAAGTTGCCAGAAAGCCGACTTAGCTACGGCAGTCATTGGGCTACAACTGCACAGATGTATCTGTTTGATTGTACTGTTCCTGATTCGTATGCCAACGGATTCAAAAAGTACCTTGCACAACTAGTAGAGGAAGGCAAACGAGCTATCCAGAGCGAAAAGCCTACTTCTAAAAAAGAAGTATATGTTCCTACTATTCAAGAAAGGCTTCAAGAAGCAACTGAAGAAAAACTCGAAGAATTGGAACAATGGATTGACGATTTTCTTCGTGACCCTAAAGCTAATACTCTTAAAGACAAACACCCGCTGACTTATTTCAAATCGAAAGAAATCAACCTTGGCCATGCTCGTTTTATTAACGAGTGGTATAAAGGTTCTTTTGAAGAAATGGAAGAGCTCGTGACCCTTCCTACTCCTGCAAAGCAAGATGAGATGCAAAAGCAACTTGCTGAGGGGTATGACCATCTTACCAAACTTCAGCAAAAAGAACTGCACGAGTTTTACAAGCGTGTAATGCAAGCGGTAGAGATTCTACGTGCCGAGAAAAAGCAAGTTAAAGCACCACGTAAAGTAAAGCAAAAAAGTGCATCCGAACTTGTGAAAAAGCTAAAGTTCAAAGCAAGCGAGCCACAATACGGCATTGCTAGTGTGAACCCTGCAGACTTGATCGGTGCAACTGTTGCAGTAGTGTTTAACACTAAGAATCGTAAGTTGGGCGTGTATTATGCAGAGCCCAATTGCACCTTCCAAGTGAGCGGGACATCCTTAAAGTTCTTCGATGAAACTAAGAGTGTGCAAAAAACAATTCGTAAACCAGAAGAGATTTTGCCTCACTGGAAAAAAGTAACGAAACATAAGGTAGACACGCAGTTTGGTTACCTAAAAACAACTGATACAAAGATGAACGGACGCTTTAACGAGGACATTGTAATTCTCAAAACATTTCAATAAATATATGTATGAGATTACATGAACTGATAGAAGCTAAGTTAAACCCAGACGATGATTTCCTTTCTCAAGTAGAGGAAATCATCGATGACTCTATTGCTGAATATCAGGAATTTTTAGCAGATAACAACGACGAGGATGACATTAACGAGTTAGAAGAAATACTAAACTCGAACAATGTAGACGAACTTCCGATAGACTTCATAGCAGATTACAGTCCACGTAAAGATCCAAACGAGTGGGTTAGTGCTGCAGCGGATTGGGACCCAAAAGAAGGCAAAAGCATACGTGTTTTCCTTCATGCTAAGAATTTAGAAAAAGTATACGGGCCACAAACATTCAAAAAGATATTGATGAGAATGTTAGCACACGAAACTGTGCATTGGAATCAGTATGACAAGATAGATCCTAAAGTGTTAGCTGGTCATAAAAGTGGCTACATGAAAGGTGTTGAGAAAAAAGCAGCAGGCGGTACTGACCGAGACTTAATGCGTAGCTACTTACGTGACCCGCATGAACTAATGGCATACGGGCGTGACATTGCTGATGAAATGAAAGACACAGGCAATCCAGAAGCTGCATTGCGAAATCCAGAAAAGTTTCGTGACGAATTGCCATCATATGACAGATTCCGTCAGATATTTCCTGCGGATTCTAAACAGATTAAACAACTGCTCAAATACGTTGCAGATTATTTTAGGGTATAAATATTAGCATGGCAAACAAAAAACAACTCCTCATTAAAGAAATAGAACTTCGTTTAGGCGGTCAAATGGTCGATGTCGAACTAGACCCGGAACACTACGACTTATCTATACAAAAAGCAGTAGAAAAATATCGTCAACGAGCAGAAAACTCAGTTGAAGAAGGATTTATACCTTTAGACATTGTAGAAGATCAAGTTGAATACACTTTACCAGATGAAGTTATCGATGTAAAAGATGTTTATCGCAGAACAAGCGGCACACTTAACAGTAGTAGCGGCGGTGATATTGAACCCTTTGAGACTGCATACTTAAACAACTTCTTATTATACCAAGGACGTCCGGGCGGTATGGCTACATATGACTTCCTTGCACAAAATAGAGAAGCATTAGGTCGTATATTTGGTGAAAAGTTTATGTTTTCTTGGAACAATGTATCTAAGAAACTGTTATTACATCGTCGTGTTAAAGCAAGTGACACAGTATTCTTGCATGTGTTCAAATATAGAACAGACGAAGAACTGTTAATGGATGTTTATAGCGCACCCTGGATTAAAGAACTTTCACTTGCATATGCAAAACTAATGTTAGCAGAAGCAAGGGGTAAGTTTAACACTATCGCAGGACCACAAGGCGGTACTGCTATGAATGCTGATGCACTAAGATCAGATGCACAAGCATCAATTGATAAACTAGACGACGAACTTAAAACTTATGTTGACGGTAGTGTAGGTCTAGGTATTATCATAGGTTGACATTAAACGTTTCTTGTGTTAAATTAGTTCATAATAATATATGAGTCCTCAATGAAATTACCTAAACTTCTAATAATTGGCCATGGTCGTCATGGTAAAGACACTGTTTGCGAAATCCTAAAAGAGAATTACGGTTTTAGTTTTGAGAGTAGCAGTAAATTTTGTAGTAAATTATTCATTTACAACAATCTTAAAGACAAATACGGATATGCTAATGAAGAAGAGTGTTATGCTGATAGACACAATCACAGAGCAGAATGGTATGATGCTATCTGCGATTATAATGTTCCTGATGCAGCTAGGCTAGGTCGAGAAATTTTTAAAGCCCACGACATTTATTGCGGTCTGCGTAATAAGCGTGAATTCTTTGCTATGAAAAATACAGAAGTATTCGATCTTGCTATTTGGGTTGACCGTAGCGATCATCTACCATTGGAATCTAAGGATAGCATGAGTCTTGAGCATTGGATGGCAGATTTTACTATCGATAATAACGGTTCATTAAATGAGCTAGAGTTTAATGTTAGTCAGCTTATGACAAATATATTAAATTTGAATAGTCCTAAACGAATTCTAAATTAACATAAATTTTAAATGTTTTTTAAAAAGGCGCCTTTTTGGTGCCTTTTTTATTATGTACGTAGTTAATGGTTCTAATCACCGAAATATATAGCGGTTTTAATAAATATATTTAGATAGATAAACCCAGAGGAGTAAAAATATGGTTACTTTAGTATCCCCAGGTGTATCAGTTACAGTAGTTGATGAAAGTGCGTATGGTGCACCAGGCGCCGGCACAATCCCATTACTAGTAATTGCGACCGAACAAGACAAAGTAGATCCTACTGGTAGCGAAACTGACGGTATTGCATTATATACAAAATCAGCTCGTGCAGGTGAAGTAGTTAGAGTTACATCACAGCGTGAACTAACACAGTATTTCGGCAATCCACAATTTGCTACTAGTGGTTCAAGTATAATTCAAGGTGCTGAAACAAGCGAATATGGCTTAATGGCAGCATATAGTTATTTAGGACAAGGTAGTCAGGCATACATTGTTCGTGCCAACGTTGACTTATCTCAGCTAACAGCAACAACCACAGAACCAACGTCTGCTATTAGTGCTGCAAACACATGGTGGTTTGACACAGACGAAACCTCATACGGTATTCATGAATACAGTACTTCTACCGGAACATGGGTTGTAAAGACACCATTAATCGAAGTAAATGACAACGCTGTTGCGAACGAAGTACTTGGTTTAACTACTGCAGGATCTGGTGTATTTGTTCCTACAACAACTGTAGTTAACGGAACATATCTAGTTGTATATCACTTAAATCAAACCGGCGGAGTCTCTTTGCAATACTTTAAGGGTCTCAGCGGTTCATGGGAAGAACTAGACAGTGACAGTACACTAAGCAGTGGCGACACTGTTACTTGGGCAAGACACTTTAGCGTCCCTGCAAGTCCAGGCGATGGTGACGTATGGATTAAAACTACATCACCAGGAAACGGTATTGATTTAGCAGCACACAAATATTCTACAACATCAGGCAACTTTGTGCCAGTTTCTGTGCAAGGTGTTACTATTTCATTAACTGCTGGTGCAAGTACAAGTATTGGTGATTTTTATCCACAAGATGGTAGTTCCTCAACAGCATTGACTAGTTCAACTGCTACTGCAGGTGATTTACTATTAGATCTTGACGTAAATACAAAAGGTTTAATTCTATTACAAAAAGTAAGTACAGCAAAAGCACCAGAAGCATTAGGAACTACTGTTGCAAAATATGCACAAATTTCTGAACCATCTGCAGTTGCAACGAACGGTCAGATATGGTTCGACGATACAATCGATGAACTTGACGTATATGTAGTTAATAGCGGTGCGTATGATGCAGTAACTCCTACTTATGGAACATCTGCACCAACTAGCCCATCAACCGGCGATGTATGGATTGACACAACAAATGCTGGCTTCGGTCAAGCAAGCGAACGTGCATATCCTGTTGTAAAAGTTTACAAAGGTGCGTTTGGTTGGGTTACATATGATAACACCGATCAAAGCACTGACCGTGGTGTCTTATTTGCAGATATCACTGACACCTTAGGCGATGCTACAACATTAATCACCGGTGCACCAAATCCAAACATTTATCCAAATGGTATGATTGTTATTAACATGGCACAAAGTAAAAACACAGTTCGTGCATATAATGCAACTGCTGGTGCTTGGAGAAATGCAGTAAGTAATCATGCGGACGGCAGTGGACGTTTTGGTCGATTTGCACAACGCCAATACGTTGTAAATGCAATGCAAGCTGTTGCATCGGGCGAAGATCTCAGAGATCCGCAATATACTTTCAGCTTAATTGCTGCACCAGGATACCCTGAACTAACAGATGAGTTAGTAACACTAAACAGTGATCGTGGCGAAACTGCGTTTATTATTATTGATGCACCAATGCGTAAAAATCCAACACAAGTTGTTCAATGGGCTCAGAACGCAGGTGTTGCAACAGAGAACGGCGAAGACGGCTTAGTAACTAATAACACATACAGTGCAGTTTACTATCCTGCAGCAACAACAACTGAACCATTAAATGGTAACACAGTAGTTGTTCCTCCTAGCCATGTTGCGTTGTATACATATGCATATAACGATAATATTAGCTATGTATGGTTCCCACCAGCAGGAACAACACGTGGTGTAGTACAAAACGCAAGTGCAGTAGGTTACTTAACTACAGAGAATGAGTTTAAAGCAATTTCTCTAACACAAGGTCAGCGTGATGCAATGTACCAAAACAAACTAAATCCTATTGCAACATTCGTTGGCAATGGAACAGTAATATACGGACAAAAGACACTACATACTTCAACTAGTGCTCTAGATCGTGTTAACGTTGCAAGACTTGTTGCATATCTAAGAGAACGTTTCGATGCGTTAGCTCGTCCATTCTTGTTTGAAATCAATGATGCACAAACTAGAGAAAGAGCAAAACTAGTATTTGAAAAGTTCTTAGCTGACATTTTAGCAAAGCGTGGTGTATACGACTATGCAGTTGTTTGTGACGAATCAAACAACACACCTGCTAGAATTGATCGTAACGAACTATGGATTGATATTGCAATTGAACCAGCTAAAGCAGTTGAGTTTATCTACATTCCAATCCGTATTGTCAATACTGGAACACTTGCTACTACAGCATAATATGTAAAATTAACATAGTATAAAATGGGCGATTAGGTCGCCCATTTTTTTTCACTAAATTTTAATAAATACATACAGCCAGTATTAAGAGGAGATTAAAATGGCAGTTTTAACAACACTAGGCGTTCCTGATAACACAGGTAACACTACAACACTTATGCCAAAACTAGCATACCGCTTCCGTGTAACATTCATCGGCGGCGCATTTACTGCAACACCAACTCGTAGCGTTATTAGTGCAGGTCGTCCTTCACTACAACATGATCCAGTTCAATTAGATGCTTACAACAGCAGAATATACCTAGCAGGTAAGCATACATGGCAAGAAGTAGGTATCATGCTAAGAGATGATATCGACGGAATTATTGTAAAAGAATTAAATGCTCAGATGAATCGTCAAATCGACCATGCAAACCAGTCAAGCCCAAGAGCAGGATCTGCTTATAAGTTTACAACTGTTGTCGAAAACTTAGACGGTGCAAGTCCAAACCCAGGTGTGCTTAATAGATATGAATTATCAGGATGCTATATTAGCAGCATTTCATATGGTGACATGAACTATGCATCAAGTGATCAAGTTGCAATACAAATTAGCATTCGTTACGACAACGCAGAAATCTATGATGCAGCAGGTCTACCAACTCTAACTGGTGCAACAATAGATCAAACTGCAGGATTGGCAACAGGTTAATAGATAGATTTAAACAATGGTTGGAGCAATTTTTAATACTGGCCCTTTTAACGCCGCTGCCGCAGTATATGGTGCAGATTCGGATCCGCAAATATTCATGCCAAGGCAGCGTTTTCAGTTCCAACTTCAATTGGGTATTAACCCATCTATTAGTATTCCTGGATTAGATGATTTAAAAGCCGAAAACTTTATATTTCATCGAGTTCAATCAGTTACATTGCCGGATTATCAACATAACGTAGTCCCTGTTAATCAGTATAACAGGATACGTTATGTTACGACAAGAATGACACCTACACCGTTTAACGTTGTGTTCTATGATACAAGAGACAACATGTTTCAAAATATACTAGAATCATACAATCATCATTACTTTCACGGAGCGAACTTAGCACCGAACCGAATTTTTAACTATGACGCATTGTCAGATCAAAGTGTTAACGTATACGGTACTAAATTATTAACTAATGCTAATCGTTATTTCTTTGATTTTATAAGAATACGAACAAGAGACACTGCAACAGCAGGTAGAGAGATTACTTGTTTCAATTGCACAATATCAAGTGTTAACCATGACATGGTAAATTATAGCGACAGCAATCCAGTAACATATCAAGTTCAATTCCAGCCGGAACAAGTTAACGTTGTTGCTGTTGTCATTGATAGTAATGGAGTAGCATCAACTTCTCCAACATCAAACGCTATAGGGCAATAATGTCCAAGTTTCAACAAGGCATATTCCAGCCAAAAAATCCAACTAAGTATATAGGTAAACACACACCAAGATATAGATCAAGTTGGGAATTAAAATTCATGAGAGTATTAGATTCACACCCACATGTTTTAGCATGGGCGAGTGAAAGTCATCGTATTCCTTACTTTAATCCATTAACTAATAAACATACAGTATATGTTCCAGATTTCTTTATGATATATGAAGATAAGCTAGGAAAGCGTCATGCAGAGTTTATAGAAATCAAACCAGCTGGGCAAGTGTTAGGCAAAGCAAAAAGTCAACAACAAAAAGCACAAGCAATTGTTAACGAAGCAAAATGGAAAGCTGCAACATCATTTGCAGAAAAACAAGGAGTGGGATTTAGAGTTTTGACTGAAAACGAACTCTTTAACAATCCAGGAAAAAGATAATGTCGAGAAAAATAGAAGAAGTTTTTAACTTACCACCAAACGAAGAAATTGACGATAACGAAATAGATCGACCTGTTACAGAAGATGAAACAGGGTTTAATTTAATGTCATTGCAGCATACATTAGACGTAGCAGACAAGATAGACCAAGCATTGCCTGTTGTCCGTGATTTAGAAACACTAGACAAGGATATGGACAAGTATGCAGAAGAAGCAATGAAAGCATTTAAAGATTTAATGGATCTTGGTCAAAACGTAGATGACAGAAATGCCGCTGCAATTTTTGATGTTGCTGGAAAAATGATGAGCAATGCTATTACTGCAAAACAAACAAAATTAGATAAGAAACTAAAAATGATCGAGTTACAAATGCGTAAAGCAAAACTTGATCTTGATACACGTAAAGTTGATGCAGCACTTAATAAAGACAAAGAAGATGACCTGATGGAAGGTCAAGCCGAAGAGTTCGAAGATAGAAATAGTTTAATCAATGCTGTCATCGAACGAATGAAAACTGGCAAAGCGTGATAAATAATTACAACAGGTAGGATTATCATGAAGAGTCTAAAACATTATTTGGCAGAAAATGAAAAAAGCTACGAATTTAGAATTCGCACAGTAGTCGAAATGTCAAGTGAACAACTTGACAAATTAGAACAACATTTAATGAAGTATAACGTTGAAAGCGTTAGTGCTCCTAAAAAAACTATTATGCAAAAAGCCCCATATGGTTTTGCTGAATGGGGACCTGCTGAAGTTTATATAATCGACATCACAGCAAAGTTACCAGTAACAAGTAACGTTCTTCATGAAGAAATATCAAAAGCAACTGGATTGCCAATGCAAGCAATTCTAGTTCGTAATAAACTAGAAGATGAAAATATTAGTGCAGTTCAAGAAGAGCCTGCAGATTCAAAAAGCGTGTTAGCAGATGCAGACTATAGCGATTCCGCTAAAGTAAAGCACGATGATTATTATGGTAACGGCTTTGTTGCAAAGTTTGTAAAAAACTTACCAAAGACTGAGTTGTCAAAAGAGTATAAGGTAAAATAAAATGGACTTAATGGATCTATTAAAATTAGCAGGCATCAGTGTTCAAATGCAACCAACTGAAGAACCATCGTGCGGATGCGGCGGCTCATGCGGATGCGGTATGAGTGAATCAGACGGTGCAGGTTTTGATGAAGCAACAACTGAACCAAATCCGGAAGAATTCCCAGACGGTATTAGCACACTAGGTAGTGTAAGTGATACTAGTTTACGCCGTTATTTAAAAGCAAGAGGCGACCATGTAACTGTAGATGAAAACATTTATCCAGATTATACAGTCGAAGATGTAGCAGAATCTTACAAGGCATTTACAGAAAAAGCAAAAAACCCATATGCAATTGGCATGGCACAGGCA